CATGTTTTAGTTTTCTTTGATGGATTTGTGACTGGTTCTTTACATTGTCTTGCTGGTTTGACTTCAATTACCATACGGCGAGTGTTCTTAGATCCATCAACATACTTGATATAGAAGTCTGGAAAGTATCTTCTCCTACGGCCACTCACTGGATCTCGATATGGTATTGAAAATTCTTCACTACCCCATTCAATGATATGATCATGAGAATCACAATACACCATGAATTTACGTTCCCATAATGATCTATAAACGATGTTTCTGGGGTCTCCTTTGTATTTTCTGGGGTTGGTAGGCCTATACTTCCCACTATAGCTCATAAATAAAAACGATAACTAGCTGATATCTATTTAGAGATATGCCAAGAAGACCAACAAGAAGACCAAAAAAATACCTAATTGATGATATAAGATCAAGATTCCAGACGGTGGCTCTCGATAATAAATATCAGGTTTTTATGGAACCTAATTTAAATGTATATAACGCAGCTTCTGATGTAGGTGTATCAAGAAGATTTGTAGATGAAGATTTAGGACTGTATACATCTGAGGCTGTTTTGCCTGGTTCATCTTTTGCAGATGTAGAAGTTTCTGGTGATAGACAGGGTATTACAGAAAGGATGCCGTTTAAAAGAATATATGATGATGTGACTTTAACCTTTATGGTGGATAGGGATTACAAAGTTTTAAAATATTTTGAAGCTTGGATGCAACTGATAAATCCTTTACATGGTCATGTTGGAGGAAAGGCAAATAATCAAATAATGACTTTGAACTATCCAAAAGATTATAAATGCACCATGAGCGTGGTTAAGTTTAATAAAGATTATTTCATGAAACGAGGTGGTGCTTACATATATTATTGTTTTATAAGGTCATGGCCACTATCAATGTCATCAATACCAGTGAACTATGATTCTGGATCAGTATTGAAGTTAAATGTTACTTTTAGATATGAGAGATATGTTATGGAAAATGTGACCAGAGGTATGATGAGATCTGGTTGGAAAGGATATTCAGACTCATTTGATCCTTGGATGGGTAGATATGGTGATTTTGAGAGTGATTATTATGGATATGCGTCAAAGACAGATGATTATGTTAAACCTACCTCTGATGGTGCTGGGCCTGGTTTCGCTCTTGGTGAAGGTGATGGTGTCTGGCCATTCGCTGATGATGTATTATCTGAAGCAACTCCTAACTGGCAAAAATGGTTTTACAACATATACTCTCTTGGAGGTATCTTATAACCGCACTAAATAAGGTACTGAAGTGAATAGTTATGCCATTACCAAAGATTGTTACACCCACTTATGAATTAACTTTACCATCAAACGGAAAGAAAATAAGTTATAGACCTTTTCTAGTAAAAGAAGAGAAAATTTTAATACTTGCGATTGAAAGTAATTCTTTAAAACAAATTTCTAGAGCTATAAAAGACATTCTTAAAAATTGTATTCTTACAAAAGGTGTTAAAGTAGATGAATTACCTACATTCGACATTGAATATTTGTTCTTAAATATTCGTGCAAGATCTATAGGTGAAAGTATTGAACTTGTTATTACTTGTCCTGATGATAACGAAACTAAAGTGAACACTTCAATTTATATTGATGAAATTGAAGTCAAAACAAATGATAAACACAATCCTGACATTAAGATAGATGATACTTATACCATGAGGATGAAATATCCATCATTAGATGAATTCATTGATGAAAACTTTAATTTTGATGGACAATCTGACAATAGTTTTGAAATCATCGCTTCTTGTATTGATATGGTGTTTAGTGAAGAGGAAGCATGGGAGGCAAAAGATTGTACTAAGAAAGAGTTAACTGAATTTGTAGAACAATTAAATTCAGCTCAATTTAAAGAGATAGAACAATTTTTTGAAACAATGCCACAAATATCACATGACATTGAAGTGCAAAATCCAAAAACAAAAGTCAAGTCTACAGTTAAATTAGAAGGGTTAGCAAGTTTTTTCGGTTAAGTATGGCTCATTTGAGTGCTGAGTCATACTATGAGTTAACATTCTCATTGATGCAGTATCATAAATATAGTTTGACAGAACTAGAAAATATGATGCCTTGGGAAAGAGACGTTTATGTCAATCTACTCAGAAATTATCTAGAGGCTGAAAAACTCAAACAGCAACAACAACACGGATTAGGATAAATGGCATTTGACCCATTTAGTTTAGCAACTGCACTTACTGCTCTCTTTTTAGTACCACTTGTCAATGATTTAAGTGGTGGTAGGATTGGTAATGCTCTTTCTCAGAGGGGCTTTAAGAGTAATTATCAACTAAGTTTAGACAAATACAATAAAGAACAAAAGTTAAATAAAGATACTTTCAATCGTAATCAGAGTTTTGCAAATATAAACAGAAGACTTAGAGGTGGTGGATCTGGGAGATCGGTCACTACTAGAGATGGTGTATTAAGTTTTCTTGGTGATCCTAGTAGAAAATTGGATGATGCACCTGATATTGTTGAACAAAACCAATCAGTTCTTAGAGGTGTAGAGACTCTTGGTGGATTCTTTCCATTTCTGAATACTCAACAACCAAATATTGACAATCAAAAAATTGTAGATTCAGGATTCTTAGGTGTTCGTTTAGAAATTGATAAAATTAATAGAAATATAGATGCAATCGCAGCAGCTCTTGGACAAAGTGCAATATTTGAAGAAAAATATAGAAAGGACATGATAGATGCGATGCGTAAAGATTTGGCTGAAAAGGGTAAAGATAGATCAGAAACAAGAAGTGAAAGATCAATATTTAATTTAATCACCAGACCAGTAGAACAAGTTCAGAAGAGATTTGGTAATCTTGCGAAAGAATTACAAAACGCTCTTTTATTATCAGTGGGACTTGAATCAGCTGCTGCAATGGCAGATTTATTTGATGGAGATCCTACTAGTAGTGATGGTGGTGGTGATGATAATAAAAAACCACCTGGCTCAGATAATAAAAATACTCCTCAAGTTGGTGATTATTATAGAGGTAAAGATAGAAAATATTATGTTTTACAATCAGATGGTAGTTTTAAAAAGACTTCTCATGTTAGACCTAAAACAGGAAAACAATTTAAAAAAGAAGATTTTGTTCCTGTTATAGAAGGGTTGAAAAAAGGAGAAAATACTAATCTAGAGGCAAGTGGATTTGATGATGATCTAGGTATTGATGGTAAAGAGGTTAGTTCTCTTAGTATTGATGGATCATCAGAGAATAATAATAGTTTTACCAATAATGCGTTTAGTCCATCTCAGACCATAGCCATGGATACGAGTGGATTAGAAGGTCGTGATAGATTTACATATATTGATATGACCACTAAAAATACAACTGAAAATTTAGATGCTCAAAATGGTGGCTCTGGTTCTCAATTTGATGATTCAATTTTGGAAGGCGATGCAGGCAGAGGGCCTGGATATGAAATATTCCTCTCAGGTGCTGTTGTATAATGAATGATTTTAATCCTATAAGAGATCTTAGATCACCTGAGGCTGATCCTTTTAATGTTCCTGCTGGCCAGTCAACACAAGAAGTAGAGGATATAAGACTCACACTTGTATTAACAAGAGAAAAAACAGAGAATATTGTAAATATTATAAAAAAGAAAGGCCTTGTTTTTAAAAAGGACGTTGAGAAAATACAGGAGTTACAGAGGAGATTGAGAAAAACAATTCCACGTATCCCTATTTTACGTGGTGATGCATCTGTTCAAGGAGGATCCGAGGAAGAGATTACAAGGAGACGTTTTGGTTTTGATTTAGACTTTAATAGAAGATTTAGAACTAAAACTAAAGTGCCTACAAAAGATCCGTTTCCATTTTTTGATTTAATTTTTACTGCGATAGTTCTTTTTCTAACTAGGCGTGGTGGAAAAGGAATAAAAGTACCACCTTTTATAAAAAATTTGTTTAAAGGCAAGGGTAAAGGTGCGGATCCTACCACGATTGATGATATACTAAAACAACTTGATAAACAAATTAAAGAACTTGAAAAGGCCAAAGAGTTTGTTCCTCAAAGTCTTAGAAATGCAAAAAAGAATTTAGAACTTGTAAAACAGAATCAAACTACAGCTGCTAGAATGTCTGCTGGATTTGAAAAAAATAAAAATACAATTTTATCAGGCAAAAAGTTTGCAAAAAACAAGAGAATGTTTGAGAAAGAACTAAAAAATTTAGAAAAAGGCATTCCAGAATATAAAATTATGGAATTTCTTAATAAAAATAATATTACTAGTCCAACGTTATTAAGAAATAGACTTAATAAAGCTTATACATCTGATATAAACAAATTATTAAAATCACAAAAGGATGGAAAAATAACACCAGGCGAATATGTTGAAGAATATTTTAATTTAAAAACTAGATATGATAAATTTTTGCTTGAAATTGAAGTATATACCAAAGATGTAGAAAATATTGTTGGTAAATCTTTAAAATCTAATTTGTATAAAAAATACAAACAACCATTACCAAAATCACTTCAACAATCTAATAAAGAAATAAGAGAGTTTATAAAACAAAACGTTTCTCCAGATAATCCCCTCTACGAGATATTAAATAAAGGTAAAAGTAAGGTTAAGTTGGATGGCAAGCCAATGTCTAATGATATTGCTATGTTAAATACAGATACATCATATAGAGACATTTACATCATTAAAGTAGATTCTGATTCAATAGGCTAATGTCATACCTCAAACAAATAGTTATAAAAAATTTAACCATCTCCAGTGTGGATGGTGATAAGGTAGCTGTGTTAGGTGATAATATTACATCAGTTCTATCTATTGACTACTATGAAAATATTTTTCATCCTAACTATCAGTTTGAAATTGTGTTTGTGAGTGTTGATAATCCTTTAGGGGATCTTGAACTACGTGGAACAGAAACGGCTAGTATAGAGATACAACATGGTAGTGGTACTCTAGAGTTTGATGATCTAGTGGTGACATCATTTATTCAGAACCAATCAGAGTCTACTGCAAACTTATTCACTGTTAGATTAGATCCTGTAGGAGTCATTAATAATGAGAAAAATAGGGTCACGAAAAGATACTCACCAGATGTGAAGGGAACTGTTCATGTAGAGAACATACTAAAAACACAGATAGGTGCTGGTGAAGATGAAATTGACGTAGAGGATAGTGTAAATCCAGTCGGATTTTTTGGTAATTATTGGAGACCTTTTAAAGCTTTGTATTGGATAGCTAAACGTTCAATGTCTGGATCTATGCCTGAAGATGGTGATGGCACCGATAGAGTTGGATTTTTGTTCTGGCAAACTAAAAGTGGATATAAATTCAAAAGTATTGATACAATGATATCTGATTCTAAAGATCAAACAGTGTTCAAATATGTGCAGAATGACGCAACATCTGATGATCCAAACTTTGATTTATACAATCCCACTTTTGAAATAGATCAGAATATCATATTGCAGATGATGAATTCAATGTATGGTGAAAATAGAAAATATTTTAACTTACACACTTTACAAGTTACTGATGACGTTGCATTTTCTAAAACAAATGCTAAACAGGCTCATTTGGGTACAGAGGATGAAACTAAACTTAATTATGATATAAATGAAAATCCAACAGTCCCTACTAGAAATATTCTTATGGATTATACGATGAGAAAAGATGGAACAATTAATGAGGGAGATAAAGAATATAATCCACACAAGATTATTAGTCAGGCTAAAATGAGATATCAAACTCTATTGTCTCGTTCTCTTAGAGCAACTGTTCCAATGAATCTGGAGCTTGAAGCTGGTGATATTGTAGACATTAAACTAATTGAAAGTATGAAAGGAACTGATAAATGGATGTCTGGTTTATACATTATTAAGGATTTAAGACATAGTTACATAACTAGAAAAAATGGTGTACAATGTTATACATACCTCAGGCTCATAAAAGACACGCCTGGAGATGA